CAGCTACAAGAAATGGCACATTAAGCATATTATTAAACGCTGACGCAACTAACAGTTCAATTAAAGACGAGTATGATACAACAGGTGATGTTCCAGTAACATTTACATTAGTTGGTAACACTGTAGATAAATTTACATTGTACTTTGATACAACAAATCTAACAGATACCCATACATTTAAATATACACAAAAATCATTTAAGTAACGCAACGAATGAAAGAAACATCGCAATTATCGCTGAAACTTCGTCTACGCCGATGGCGGGATTTCAGAGCAGAAATAAAAGACATCGACGCAATAGTTGACCGGCTTCGTGCAGTAGTTGACTTTTGGAAAACAACGCCTTTAGGTACAAGAGAAATTGATCCATACGATGAAAGCAGTTGGCCGAATCCGTGGACTATGTTAGAAGTTAACAAATATGACGAAAATGTTATAGCGTTAGGTATGGCATACACCTTACATTATGTAGGGCATGATTGTAGAATATTATATGTGCAACATGTTAAAAATAGTGAAATAAAATTAATAGTTTTGGTTGACAAAACGTACATTTTAAACTATAATTATGATAGTGTAGACACAGTTGAAGTGATGAAAGAATTTGAAGTGCTTAAAGATATTAGCATAAGTACATTAACAGAAAGTTAAACGAGCGATCGAAAAACTAATAGGAAAATCAATGGGTAAAGATATAACAATTACAAAACGTGATGGATCACACGAAGTACTTGATCTAGAGAAAATGCATAAGGTTGTTTTTTATGCATGTGATGGAATTACTGGAGTAAGTGCAAGCCAAGTAGAACTAAAGAGCCATTTACAGTTTTATGACAAAATTCAATCAACTGACATTCAAGAAACATTAATTAAAGCCGCCGCAGATCTTATCAGCGAAGAATCACCTAATTACCAATGGGTAGCAGGCAGACTAGTTAATTATCATCTAAGAAAAAAGGTATATGCGGATATCAATCCGCCACATCTTAGTAAGATTGCACGTAGTAATGTAGAATTAGGTTATTACGATCCACAATTTTTTGCCGTTTATAGCGAAGAAGAAATTGACCAACTCAACAGTTATATCAAGCACGATCGTGACAACGCTATTGCATATGTTGGCATGGAACAATTCCGTGGCAAGTACTTAGTACAAAACCGTGTAACAGGTGAAATATTTGAAACACCGCAAATTGCTTATATGATGATATCAGCAACACTATTCCAATCTTACCCAAAAGACACTCGTATGAGATACGTAAAGGAATATTATGATGCTATTAGTAATTTTGACATTAGCTTGCCTACTCCTATTATGGCAGGCCTACGCACACCGCAACGACAGTTCAGCAGTTGTGTTCTTATTGAGACCGATGATAGCCTTGATAGCATTAATGCTACTACTAGTGCTATTGTAAAGTATGTAAGTCAGAAAGCAGGCATTGGCATCGGCGCAGGTAGTATTCGTGCGATTAATTCACCTATTAGAAATGGCGATGCAAGTCACACAGGTGTTATTCCATTTTTTAAACTATTTCAGAGCGCAGTTAAATCGTGTAGCCAAGGTGGCGTAAGAGGCGGAGCAGCAACACTACACTATCCAATTTGGCATTTAGAAGTTGAAGAATTAATTGTATTAAAGAATAACAAAGGCACAGAAAACAATCGTGTACGTCACTTAGACTACAGTGTACAGTTTAATAAGCTAATGTACGAACGTTTACTTACTGGTGGAAATATAACATTATTCTCACCAAGCGATGTTCCTGGATTATACGAAGCTTTCTTTGATGATCAGGATAAATTTAAAGAATTATACGAAAACGCAGAACGCACAGTTAAACGACAAACAGTTATACCAGCAGCAGATTTATTTGGTATGTTTATGGAAGAACGCAAAAACACAGGACGCATTTATTTGCAGAATGTTGATCATGCTAATACACACAGTTCATTTAAAGCTGATGTAGCTCCAATTAAGCAATCAAATTTATGTCAAGAGATTACACTGCCAACTAAGCCACTTACATCATTTAGTGACCCAGAAGGTGAAATTAGCTTATGCACTTTAAGTGCTATTAATTGGGGTAACATTAAAACTCCAGATGACTTTGAGCGTGTTTGCAGATTAGCAGTTCGTGGACTAGACGAGTTACTTGACTACCAGGATTATCCAGTTGTAGCCGCCGAGCTTAGTACAATCAAACGCCGTCCATTGGGTATTGGTATTATTAATTTTGCATTCTGGTTAGCAAAACATGACTTAACTTATCAGCACATTGATGCAAAGGGTTTAGCAGTTGTTGACGAATGGGCAGAAGCATGGAGTTATTACTTAATTAAAGCAAGTGCAGATTTAGCAATTGACAAAGGTAATATTGATGGTATATATGAAACAAAATATGGTGACGGAATAACACCTAACCAAACATACAAAAAAGAAGTAGACGAGCTAGTACCACATAAAGAGCGTAAGGCTTGGGCTAGTTTACGTAAACAGTTAAAAGACACAGGCATACGTAATAGTACGCTAATGGCACTTATGCCAGCAGAAACATCAGCACAAATTAGTAACAGCACAAATGGTATTGAACCACCACGTGCATTTGTTAGTGTTAAGCAAAGTAAACACGGAGTACTAAAGCAAGTAGTTCCAGGTTATCCACGCTTAAAGAACAAATATGACCTACTGTGGGAACAACAGTCTCCAGAAGGATACATTAAAATTATGGCAGTATTACAGAAATATATTGATCAAGGTATCAGTGTTAATACAAGCTACAACCCAGTGTTTTATGAAGATGAAAAGATACCAATGAGTGTAATGCTACAGCATCTTGTAATGTTTTACAAGTATGGTGGCAAACAACTTTACTATTTTAACACTAATGATGGACAGGGTGAAATTGATGTAAGCAAGCAATCCGATGAACAGATGCTTGAGCGAGATTCGTTTGAGTCAGATGATGATTATGACGACTATTGCGATAGTTGCACGATATAAAATAGAGAGAAAAGAAAATAATGTCAATTTTAAATGTAAAAAATGAAAAATACCACACAGAGGCAAATGCATTCCTTGACGGAGATCTAGGATTTCAACGGTATGACACTGTAAAATATAAACAGTTTGATAAACTTACTGAAAAGCAGTTGGGGTTCTTTTGGAGACCCGAAGAAGTAGATGTTAGTAAAGATTCAAAAGATTATAAAGATCTTACTGAGCACGAACAACATATCTTTACAAGCAACCTAAAACGTCAAATCTTACTAGACAGTGTACAAGGCCGTGCGCCAGCTGAAGCATTTGGACCCATTACAAGTTTGCCCGAATTAGAAAATTGGATTATTACTTGGACATTTAGTGAAACAATCCACTCACGTAGCTACACACATATTATTCGTAATATTTTTAGTAATCCAACTAAGGTATTTGACGAGTTAGCAGACAGTAAAGAAATTGTAGAGTGTGCAGATGATATTAGTAAGTACTATGACGATCTTATTGAATACGCAGGTTATTATAGGTTACTAGGTGTAGGTAAACATACAGTAAATGGTAAAGTAATAGAAATTAATAAGTACGATCTAAAGAAGAAGATTTGGCTAACAATGAATAGTGTTAACATACTAGAAGGAATTCGCTTTTATGTAAGTTTTGCATGTAGTTGGGCATTTGCAGAACTTAAGAAGATGGAAGGCAATGCTAAAATTATTAAATTCATTGCACGTGATGAAAACGTACACTTAGCAAGTACACAATATTTGCTAACAAAAGTATTAGTAAAAGAAGACCCAGATTTTATTAAAATTGCTGCAGAGTGCAAACAACAAGTAGAAGATATGTTTGTGGCAGCAGTAGAACAAGAAAAACAATGGGCTGAGTATTTGTTTAAAGACGGCAGTATGATCGGATTAAACGCACAATTACTTAGCGACTACATCGAGTGGATTTGTTGTAAGCGTATGACGGCATTGGGTTTAAAATGTCCGTATACTACTTCACAAGCCAACCCATTGCCATGGACGGCAAAATGGATTAGTGGCTCTGATGTACAAGTAGCACCACAAGAAACAGAAATTAGTTCTTATATTATTGGAGGTGTGAAAAAAGACGTATCAGAAGATACATTTACAGGGATGACATTATAATGATTACAATTTATGGAAAAACACAATGTCCATTCTGTGTGAGCGCAAAGCAATTGTGTGAAGCACGTGGATATGAATACGAATATAAACAACTTGGTGAAGACTTCACTAGAGAAGAAGTACTGGAAATATTTCCAGGAGCAAGAACATTCCCACAAATTATTGTCGGTGGCAATAAAATTGGTGGGTTTGATAAAATGGCGCAGTACATTGAAAACACAGGTTACAATGGAACTGGACACACACTATAAAGGATAAAATATGATAATTGATGCACACTACAAAATGAATGACGTAATAAGTATAAAACTTTCGTCAGGAGAAGAAATGATCGCAAGAGCAGAAAAAGAAACAAAGGATGAACTAACAGTTGTTAAGCCTTACATTCTAATTGCAGCAGAAAACGGTATGGCATTAGCGCCGTATATGTTTACAGTTGAAACAGATGCCAAGATAAAATTAAAGATAAATAATATTATATGCATAGTTAAATCAGCAAAAGATGCTAGTGATATGTATATTAAACAAAGTACAGGAATTCAAATAGCAACATAATGCCACAGGTCCACAGACATACTGACTCACGTGTATGCGGTGCAACAACAAATGCACAAGCATGGAAAAACGTGTATGTTAACAATTTGCCAATCAGTGTTAACGCTGATCCAAATAGTCATGGCGGCGGCGCTTTAGCAGCTAACTGCAAACAGGTGTACGTAGGTGGAAAACTAGTAGTACTAAATGGCAACTCAGCTGGCGCTGATAGTTATTGCGGTAAAATTGGTCACAGCGGACACGGACATTGCGGTCCAAATGCTACCTCAGGTAGCCCAAACGTACATATAGGATACAACTAAATGAGTGATTTTGTAGGCGGACTTAAAGATGCTAGCGAATATCTTAATGGAACGTCAATTGATATTCCTACAGGTAAAGTCACAGTAGACGCTGCAACAGGGTCTTTAACCGCTCAAACAGCGTCCTACAGCTTGAAAGAAATCATTTGTAGCCTACTAGCGGGTAACGGAATAAAACTACCTAATTTACAGATATGTTTAAAAATAAACATAGGTAGACTATTGCCTATGATACCTGCACAGCTAGCAGAACTACGCAATGCGTTAGAAGAAGCCGAAGCAGCAATGGATGAATTTATTGCACATACAAATATAGATAATGCGCTAGCAAGATTAAATTCAGCAGTTGCAGAATTTGCCGCTATTGCAAATATGATTAACTTTTGTGGAACACCAGTAGTACCACGTGCTATTCCAAATGTATTAAAAGACGCAACAGGTAGTTTTACAGGCGCAGGTAAAGATATACTTGATACACTCGGAACTATGGCAGACAGTGAGATAGGTGGATGTATTGGTGCTGATGGTAATTTTAATCCAAATTTATTTACAGGTGGACTGCTAAACAAACTAAGTCTTCAGATAAACAATTTAGCTGGAATGCCAGCAAATGTGTTGCGAGATATTACAAACGACCTAAATACATTCAACACTGATATCAAAAACCTTATGGAATTTGAGAATAACTTTGCAGGAACTGAATCTTCGGGCGGTAGTATATTTGCACCAACTACACGTGTAAACACAGATGTTGGTATGGCAATTGATGGTGATATGACACTAGCAAAAAGTCAGCAATATGCAAGTAACTTACAATCATTATACAACAGTTTAAACAAATATCACGTTAAAGATGGTAATAACATTTTTCATTATATACTTGAACCTGAAATGTTAGCTAAATTACAAAATGATGGTGATCCAACAGTTCCATTAGAAGTTAGAGAACCAATTTACGATCATTGTAATAGAATAATTGGGTATACTGAACGAACTACACAAGCAGTACAACAAACTAGTGTAGGTGGAGCAACCGAAGTTACTACACAGCCTGGAATGACAGGGCTAATAGAGAGTGGAACAGTAATAAGTAACTCACCATCTTCTACAGTAAATTTAAGTAGTACAACTCCTATGAAAGCTACTCCAGCTACATCAATAGGTAAAAATGGCGATAAAAAGGGAGATATTGCATCAGATACCAGTTATATGTACATAGCAACAGCAGATTATGACGGATCCACTGCAATTTGGCAAAGAGCCACGTTATCATCCTGGTAACGCAACAAAATACAAAAAAACAAGACATTTCGGTTGACAAAAGGCAATCTTACTAGTATAGTAGTATTAATAAGAATAAAATCTTATAATGACACTTATATAACACAACAAATGGTATAAAAATGAGAGCAACAGAATATAAAGACGGTATAAAAAGGATAAAAGCTAAAATCGAAGTTCCACTAAGTGAATTAGACGTTAGTAATTTTGTACTTAGTGCTCTTACTCATAACGTAGTAGATTTGTTACAAGTCCAGAAGCTCAACAAGCGCGAATTGTTACAGTTAGCAAAAGAAGAGATTAAGGGTAAAGGTACAGAGTCAGTTAATGTTGATTCTGTAGATAATGATACTCAAGTTATAGTAAGAAACTATGTAAAGCAAATGTTTCCAGAACTACAATGAATCCTGATGATATAATTGATAACTATTACAGTGATGCAAATGATCCAGCATGGTTTAAAGAGTTTACACCTAGTGACGATAATCCAATGGAAGACTTAGAAACCAAACTAGGACAAGACGTGTTTAAATTAGTAGAAAAAGCATGGTTCAATAGTTTGTGATAAATAGAAAGTAGAAGAAATTAGCCGGTATAGCTCAGTCGGTAGAGCAACTGATTTGTAATCAGTAGGTCACGTGTTCGAATCATGTTACCGGCACCATTATTAAAATTAACAGGCAAAAAGACGGCCGGCTGAGAAAAGCAATATACGTGGACTAGAGCAGACATAGCAGAAACAACAACATAGAAAGAGTAATAAATGAGAGAACAATTATTAAAAGCAGCTCGCAAGCATGCAGAAGGAGTGTTAGCACTTCACACAGCAAATGTGCAAGTTTATTTAAATAATCCTGCAGGCATAGGTGAACACAGTGATGTAATGGAAGCAATCCAATCAGAACTTGACAAAATGGCAGCAGCAGACGACCAGATTGAAATGCTTAATAAGTATT